TTTTCATTAAATGTATAAAAATTATCTTGGTGTTCGAATAACTGGACATTTACTGTCAAATCTTCATTAATTGTTAAACCTAAAACCCTAAATGGCTTTGCATTAAACCCTCCAGTAGGATAAGTAATAGCCACAATATCGCCTATTTCTAATTCTAAAAATTCTGAGGTTAATGTTAGCTGTATTTGTAATTGGTTTCTGGAACGCCTTAATATAATCTCACATAGGGCTTCAGCGTTATATGTGTTAGTTACGTTAGGAAATTGGAAATTTCCCTCTAATAATGTGTTATTGTCCTCTGCAAGCATTGTAGCGTGCTTAAAAGCCGTTTCTACGTTACTATCATCAGCAGGAGGAAAACTTACTGTATCATTTTGGTAATTTTTAAAAGGATTTACATAAGTTCCTATAACTCGATTATATTTTTTGTTTTTTCTTTCACCTAATACTTTTGCACCCCCTACAACGTTGTCTGCTGTTATTGTTTTAAGAGCTGAACCAGTACCCTCTATTTTAACTTTATAAACCCCATTATTATAGGTAAATAAAGCACTCATAGGATTTAATAGCTTTTTGACGTTCTCTAATACTTTTTGGTCTGTATCTAATACAGCATTTGTTTCAAACTTAATAATTGCAGGTACTTCGTCTGTTGCATATTCACCATTTGAAAAAATAGCTGATAAGTCTGTAGAATAAACCCCACCACTTACACGCCATCTGAAAGTTAAACTTCCTGGACCTGACGCATTACCAAAATAAATAACTATAGGATATACACCACCACTAGTTAATGCCTTACTTCCAGACCTTGTGGTATTAGCGTGGTAACCACCATTATTAACTATTAATTTAGCAGTTCTATCAGCTTCGATTTCTTTAATTAAATTATCTGCTGTTTGAGCATTATCGCCAATATAAACATGACTAGCATCATCTGAACTTGTTTGAAATTCAAAAGTTTCTGTAGATGGTGCATTTATATAACCAAAATATCTATCTGAACTATATTGACCAGTTCCAACGCCATTTATTGATGTAATTTTATCTGTGCTACTAAATGACCTATTTAAAAAGAAAGTTGTTTTATCATTATAATAACCATTAAAGTCTTGTTTAGTTATTCCTGCAACTGGTGTTACCACCTCTGTTCTTGGAACTATTAATGTATCAGCTTCATTAGCCGAAGTTTGGAAAGATGCAAAGTTAGCTTCAAAAGCATCGTCTGGTAAACCTTTGCCATATCTTGTATTTCTTAAATAATCCAATAAAACTAAAGCAGAATTTTGTGAATATTTGGTTGTTGTATCTCTAGGGTCATAAACCTTTTTGCCCTTTAAAATAACCTTTATATCTGGAATAGAACTAAATATATCTTGATTCCATTTTAGTCTTAAAGCTAAATAACAAACACCTCTTAATCTATGGTTTGAAGTCCAATTAATTGAGGGAGTAAGCACAGAAGATGCTACTTGGTCATCTGTTCCATAAAATGCTTGTATTTGTATATATGAAGCATTGCTTTTATAGAAATTTAAATCACCCTCAGAAACTTCTCTTGTAACTCCGTGGTCTAAGTCACCATCAAATATAACCCTTTTATCATCTATAAATATTTCTTCTATTTCTTCAATTTCTCCCTCACAAACAACACCTGCAATATATAAATACTCGTTGTCTGAACCAGAACTTTCAACAAAAACACGAGTAATACCTACTTTTCTTCTTCCATAAACAACAGGTATTTGAGCATTATTAGATTGTTTGTTGATTAATACACCACGAACTTGTTCAGAAGCTCCAAATTCTGGCACATCTGGAATAGGTATTAGCCAACCAATAAAGTCATTTACTACATTTACAACAGCATCTACGACACTACCCATTAGTGAAAATCCCTTTTAAACTTTTGACCAACTCTATAAACACCATTATCAACTCTAACCCAGTTAATAGAATTATTTATTTTTAATTCTTTTTTAAAATAATTATATACCCACCTCATCATAGCAAAAGTATTGTGAATTGATAAGATATCTATTAACCATAAATTATTTCCAGAGTTCCATTCAGTATGTTTAATTTTACCAGTTATCCTAAATCTTTCTTGAACTAAATTATGCAGATATGCCCAGTTAACAAACCCTACAATGCTATATTCATCATAAAACATTCTGTATTGGTTAAGCTCTATTGAGGGCTGTAAATATCGCTCTAATTGTTTTGTAGATTTGTTTTGATATTTATCAAATTGTTTAAATAACCCAATAACATCTTCTATCATGACCTGCCCCATTTAATATCTTGAACAGTCTGTGATGCAAACTCAAAACCTAAATCATCTGAAAAATGTAATTGTTGAGAACCAGTATTTGTTTTTCTACCTTCTACTTTACTAAAGTCAGCCCAATGTGATGCAATAGAAACATTAACCTTAGAATTATCAAGGCTTTCATTAATACTAAATGATTCTATTCTGCCTTTAAATAACAAGAATGGGTCAGCTATTAGGGCTTCATTTCCATCTATAAAACCTTTATATATTTCAGCTTCTTTTTCTAAATATGGATTGCTTAGAAATAATGATGTTATTGTTTGGTCAGCACCTGTAAAAGTAACTGTTATATTGCTTACTTGTATTTCTGAGGACTCAGTAACGCTTGATAGCTTGGTAAATAGTGAAGAAGCTGTATAAGTATTACTATCATAGGTAATGTCTTTATAATGGTCAGTAACCCTTAAACCTGTGCCAACATTAATATAAATTAAATTAATAGGCTGTAAACTATCGGTTGCTATTTCGTTTTTTACTGCGGTGGTTAGAGTTCTAGCCATTTATAAACTTTCTATTAAATCCACCTCATATGTATAAAGGTCATTTGTTATTATAGAATATTCTTGAACATCACTCGCAAGTCTAACTGTAAATGGCACATTATCATATGTTAATTGGATATCATTAGCTACATCTTCCCTCAAAGGTGGTTCAAAAGTTAATGTTCCAGAGCCTGTGCCATCTGAGTTTAAATCCTCTACTGCCATATATACTTTTTCATGACTAGCAAACTTTATATAATCTCCTGCCTTTAATATACCATTAGTGCTTACTGTCATGCCGTCTATAGTGCAAGTTGTAGCCCCTGCTGTAATAGCACCATCAACACTAATAACGCCTGTAGCACTTCCCTGGGCATTAGAAACAATGGGTGGTATAACTGTAAAAGTGTTTAATCTTGCCCTTTGTTTCATTAAAAACGCTTTTATGGGTGCAAAGTTAGCTCTTCTCATAGGTGCAAAATCTAGTTTTATAGTAAATTTTTGACCATCAATCTGTCTAGTTTGTATTCTACCAGATGTTGTTTTAGTTACTATTGTAGTTTGGTCTGAACCTATATCAGCACCTCTAGCAACTGGACTTGTAGGGAATTGACCTGCCATTATACAAGCACCTCTTTTCCTTTTTCATTTAAGGCTTGATTAATAACATTAACAATAGTTGCCCTGCTGTTTACTAATAATTCACTAAATCCAGTAGCATCTACTGTAGTTATATTAAAGTTTACATTAACCTGTTTGCCCATTCCACCTAGCTGACCATTAGGAACAACATTAGAAGCTCTATCTGGTACAACTAACTCTGGTCCTGCTTCTCCAACTAAATAAGGTTGGTCTTGGTTCATTCTACCACCAAGCTTACGTCCACTTATACCCAAAGAGGCTAAAGCATTAGATAAAAGTACTGTTGAACCTATTCCTGCCATTGCGGGTATCGCATTTGTTCCTGCGGTTGCCAAAGATACAAGTGCGGCAGGAGTAGCATAAGCACCTGCAATAGTATTCGCCATTATTACTGAGCTTGCAGTTGACGAAGCTTGCAATGCTTTTCCTATTGTTGCATTTATTAACATTTTAACACCGATTTGCACTAATGCAGAAACTAATTGACCAACAACTTGTCTTGCAGCGTTTCCAAAAGCATCTTTAAAACTTTTACCAAAAACTAATGCTTGCGAAACAGCATCACCTATTGCTCTTGTTACACCCATCATTGAATCAAATAAAGCATTACCAACTTCTTTACCTGCATTGAAACTTTCAAAAAACTCTGAATATCTACTTTTTAGATTTTCAATGGCACTATTTTCTTTATTTAAAGATTCAAGTTTCTTTTCCCTTTCTTCTGCCATTTGTTGTGCAACAGCCAACTCAGTATAAGCCATATCTATAATGCCTGCTTTAGCTGTCATTTCAGCATCTAAAAGCTCTTGACCACCCATTCCTTGTTGCAGAATATCTTGACCCTTAATGCCCGTTTCTGTTCCAGTAAGTTGTGGCGGTTTAATTTCTTTTACTTGTTTGTTTTGGTGTATGAGGGCTTCTGTATCTTGGAATATACCTTTAAGTAAATCTTGATATTTTGTACCGCTTTGAAACGCAATATCAGTACTTTTCTTTAATTTTTCAAAAGTATTTTTTTCATTTATGTCACCAAATTTATCATCAACATCAGCTAAAGGTGTTTTTAATCGTTCAACAGATTTACGCATTTCTTTAACTTGGTCATCAACTGCCTTTATTTTTTCTTCGCTTCTACCCCATTTAATTTTATTTAATGATTCTTGAACATCAGCTATACCATCAATAATACTGGCTAAACCAGAGCGTATAGTATCTATAAAGCCACCTATTATAAATATAAGTGCCTTACCTTTGCCACCAAGCATTAAAAAACCAATTACACCTAATGTATCAAAAGGTGCTGGTATCCCTTGGGCAAACTCAATTAAATTTATAATTGATTTCTTCATAAATTTAAAAAATGGCTCAAAAAAATCTAAGGTTTTCGCACCAAACATTAAAACAGATTTAAAAGCTTCGACTAAGGCTTTACCCATCTCCTCGCCAAACTTTTCAATACTACCAAAATTTTTAGAAAGTTCTTTTTCTAATAGCATTGCACCTGCTTTGATAAAATCGAAAGGTGCTGAATCCATAACAGCTATTTTAAATTGTAAAAACTTATCACCTATCATAGACATAACACCAGAAAAGGTTGTAGCCATAACTGAACTAGCACCCTTTACATTGGTTGTTCCATCTCTAAATGCTCTTAAAATATGTTCTCTTGATTGTTCCGCACTATATTGGACACCTGCTTGGAAACCCAACATATCTCTAACACCTAAGTCCCTAAATCGGTCAGCAGCAGCTATACCACCAGAAAAAACTCTTTGTAATTGTTCTGCTGTACTTTGAAAATCTAATCCTGCAACTGTAGCTATATCACCAGTTATGGCTAACAATTCATTTAATTCTTGAGCATTTTTAGAAACAACTGCTAGGTTACCTGCACCCCTTTGTATTTCAGCTAATGCAAAAGGAACATCACCTGCAAATTTAACTAGCCCTTTAAAGGCCTTTTCACCTTCTTGGGCATCTTTAAATAAAAATCTAAACCTTACTCTTAGGTTTTCTATTTCTTTTGCTGTATCAAGGAAACTTTTGGCAACTAATCCTGCACCCAAACCTAAAAAAGCATTTCTTAAGTTAAATACAGCACCCTTTAATTTATCAACACCTTTAGTTGCTGATTGCATAGCCATTCTGGTCTTATCTTTGGCTAATATGTCTATATTTACTTGTTTAGTTGCCACGTCTAGCTTTCATCAATCTGTGTTGTCGTTCTTGTTCTTCGGTTTGTAACTTATAATATGCCATCCACATATTAAACTCCGTTACTGACATTTGCAAGATTTCTGAAACAGTCTTATGCAGTTTTTCGGCTAACCCAAACATATTATGAAGTTCTGGGTCGTTCTTTAGTTTTTTTTATTATCTTCTATATTATCGTTACCAGTACCCATAATTTTGGTAGCAACATCTGCAATCACATTTGTATCAGCTTTGGTTTTAAATGCTAATACATGAGTAGGATTAAACATTTTTTCGCCATCTTTTGTCAATGCCTTTTCAATGATTACATCTATTAAAACTATTAAATCGTTTCCAGATGCACCCTTAAATATCTTTTGTTTCTCAAGCATATTAAAGGGCTTGCAGTATATAGCTCTATCACCTACTAAACCCCATTCTGGCACTTCTATTACTTGTGTTTCAATAGTGCTAAAATGGTCTCGTATGCCATCAAAATAATCTATTTTGTCAGACATAAATTAAACTGTTCCGATTGTTAAAGCACCAGTTCCTTGAAATGATACAGTTCTTGTAATTGCTCCGTCTAATGGGGTATTTATTGACATACCTGTAACAATACCAGTACCACTAAAGCTCTCGTCACCAGTAACATTTCCCTCTGGTAAAAACACAAACGACAAACTTGCACCAGAAACTAATAAGCCCTGTTCTGTGCTTTCTTCATCATAGTTCATGTCAATACTTCCTGTAAAAGAACCTCTACCAACAAGATATGTCTTACTTGTATCCGAAAGCTGTGTATCCTCTACTGTATCGTGTGTTGTGTCTAATGTGAAGCCTGTAACATTATCAATGGCTGTACCGCCAACTGTTACAACTGCCTCTTTTCCGTGATGTGTAGCCATGCTTTACTCCTTATCTGTGGTTTCTGTTTTATCGCTTTTTTCGGCTTTATTTGCAACTTTTTTTTGAACTTGTTTATATCCAAGCCTTTCAAAATGTTCCAAATTCTCTGCTGTAATAGTAATTGTATTTTTACCTTTACTCATTTGTATATCTTTAGCCATTATGAATCTCCTCTTGTATATTCGTATATAACTCTTGCTGTTATTCTCACACCGCCATAAGGGTATATAGTTCCCTCGTCTGTTGATGCTTCGATAATTTGAGTATCTATAGCATTGTTGTTTCTTGTTACATCATTGTCTAATGTTTCTTCAATAACTTCAATTAATTGATTTCTAATTGTATCAATATTTGTAGTCGTACCCTTACCAAAAGCAACAATTAAAAAATCTATTGTGCCTCTATAAGTTCCAGAACCTGTATCACCTATACTTTGAACTTCTCTAGTTTCATCACCGCTTTGCACAAACATTGCAGGGAATTGAGCATCAGATAATTCTTCTACTTCAAATGGCTCTCTAGTAATCTTTTTAAACTCAATAGGACTAGTGACAGCATCAAGAACTGTTACAATATTACTAGCTATGTTTTCTCTTTTACTCATATTCTCATTTCTTTAAAATAAAACTTTGCAAATTCAGCCCTTAACTTATCTTCTTCTTTGTCTCCTATAGCAAAGAAAGGTCTTTTAATTTTTTTCCTACCTACACCAAAAGTGTCATGATAACTTGCTATTTTTTCTCTTTCCTTATTTGCAAAAAATAATGTGCTTTTAAATCTACCAGTTCTAAAGTCTAAACTTCTAAACATTTTGCCAGTATCGGTTAAATCTACAAAACCTGTCTGTCTACCCCTCTTTTTTCGCCCTCTGACAGTCGAACTTGCATAAGGTCGCATATTACCACCATCTGGTAGCTTTCCGCTCTGTGTTCGCTTTGTAATCATCAAAATAGCCATGTTTGATATTCTTTTTAAACCCTTGTCTATAACTGATTTTTGTTTACGAGTTATATTCTTTAAAAAGTTAGTAACCTCAATGCTATTAACTTCTATTTTAGTTTCTATCATCTAACTAATCTTAGGCTGTGCAGGGCTTCTTTTTCGCTATCTGAAACAGTACCACCGCCATCTTCATCATATTCGACACCATCTCTTAGAATAGCTTGAAATTCTTCTTCGTATCTATCCCTATAAAAATCAATCTGAACTTGAAATGTATCTTTACCCTCTCCTGTATCTGGGTCTCGC